AAGAGAGGTGGAAAGAAGTGGAACGGTTAGCGCAGGAAGTGGAGGGGACAAAGTTTAGCGTTGGGCAACAACTGTATTATCAGGTTCATTACTTTGCCAATCCTCGTTTCCTATGGAAACAAGAATATGATCGACTGATCGAAGAGTTTACGCTTCTGGAAACATTCCACATTCCTTTAGCAAAATCCCTTGATGAAGCCCCAGCGCAAAAGTTAAGGGATTTTTCCCTTATAAAGAGAGAAGTGGCAGCACTTCAACAGTATTACATGGAGAAAAATCGTGGCACTTTCTAAAATAATCGAGTTATTGTTTCGCACTAAAGGGGTTGGACGAACTGTTCGTGATACAAGAAATGTAGATAAAAGACTTCAAGGACTTGGCAAGTCAGCATTATTAGTCGCAAAGGCTTATGTTGGGATTGCGACTGCGAGGAAAGCTATGCAATTAGCCAAGACCGCAGCAACTGCAAAAGTTGTAGAAAGGTCTTTCCGACAACTTGCTCAACAACCCGATGAAATGTTGAAGGCGATGAAGAAAGCAACGGCGGGGACAATCTCAGAGATGACGTTGATGCAGAAATTTAATTCTGCCGCCTTGCTCGGGCTTCCCCTGGAAAGATTTGACGAGATGCTTGAAATCGCAAGGGGGTCATCTCAAGCAACGGGTGAATCGATGGAATTTATGTTGAACTCCATTGTAACAGGTTTGGGGCGTGGGTCAAAGTTGATGTTGGATAACCTTGGAATAATGATTGATATCAAGAAAGCCAATGAGACCTACGCAAAGACTCTTCAGAAGTCTGCATCAAATTTGACAGATGTAGAAAAGAAACAGGCATTTGTCAATGAGGCTCTTAGAATAGGTAAGGAAAACTTGGAGAAGGCGGGTGGAGTCGTTGAATCTGATATTGACTCTTTCCAAAGGCTGACGGCAGAGACGGACAACCTTCAGAGAGAATTGGGGGAGGCGTTGATTCCTGTGTTGATCAACGTAACTATTCACGCTACTAATATGGCGAATCAACTTAAAAGACTTTTCAAGGGACCCAGTACCAAAGAGTTAGAGAAGAACATCTTAACATTAAAGCAAAAGTTATTTGATATGGCTAATGACCCTACGTTCTTGCAAAAAATTCAAATAAAACTCGGTATTGATAAGCTATTTTATGACCAATTGGAAGAATTGGAAGATTTGTTGGCAGTTTTGCAAGAGCAAGCGGTAGCGGCAGGGGGTCCGATCATTTCGACCTACATCGGAGGGAAGCAAGAGTTGACAGACCTTGAGGTATTGATTCCAATGATTGATACCTTTACTAATTCTCTTGGAAAGGCTTTAGTCTATGGACAAGACTTGGGGGATGCTGTCGTCAATTCTCTCAAAAGAATAGCAGCTGAATTGGTAGCCAATGCTGCTTTATTTGCCCTCTTATCATTTATCCCTGGAGGTCAAACATTGATGGCTGATAAGGGAATCGCAACTTTCGGTAAGTTTTTATTGAGGGGCTTTACAGGTCAAACACCAACTGTTAACAATAATATCAACATTTCTGGCGGGATTGTGGATGACTCATATATTCGAAACAGCTTCCTCCCCGCCATGCGCAGAGTCCAGAGTTACGGCTAAATGCTCTCGTTCAATTCTAACCTGACAAGCGCCCTAACGCTCCGCAATACGCAGACGTTTTGGGTATTGAAGTTATACTATAATGATGAGAGTAGTTTCATCGGGGTAAGTGATACACATCGGAACGACGGCGCAGACACATATTACGGGCTTGTAACTTTATTCGGGAGCTACTCTCAGAGTTTGGACTTCTTTAACTTTACCGCATCTATTGGGAACATGACTATTAAATTAGTCAATTCTCAGGGATCATTTCAGGGCGGGCGATTCTCGGATCAGTTAGCGACTAACAATTTTGCTAATCGGAAGTGGGAACTGTTCCAATGTATTAACGGATTGACATTTGATACGGCGGCGAACATGATAGCGAGCGGAGTTATTTCGGGAGATATAAATTTCAATCGAAATGAAGTTGTTTTCCACCTTCTTGATTTTACAAGCCGCTATCATAAGCGACTCCCCACGACAGTTGTAGATGCTTCGAATGCACCGGAAAAGAATATCAATAAACCTGTCCCGATGTGCTACGGGTCGTTCCATGATAAGACGGGGATAGGCACAATTCCAACAAGCGGAGCGGAGTTTGACAGACATTATACGAAATCGAAGTTCCCCGCAATCATTACGGACAAATGGGATAAGACTAACGCCTATGTGAAAGCATTGGTAGATAATGAGACCCCCGAAACCTTAGATACTAAAAATATCTACATGAAAACGGGGGACACTTTTGCCGTTTGCAAGAATGGTACAAATACAACAGCATCCAGCAATCAGATTACCGTTAAGGGAATGGATTGGCGTGCCTATGTATCGCCAACTCTGCACAATACGTATGTATCAGAAACAAACTATGGACAGACTTACAATCAGGATTTCAGAGTTGATGCCCCATACACATTAACACAGGCAGGGGCGGGATCTGTATCTGTGGGGTGGAGGATTCCCAAAATCCCGAGGCTCGGGGTATTCTCAGGCATTAAATTGTTGTTTTCTTTTGGCACATTTTCAGGGACTTCTCCATCTGTCGATTTCAGATTATCTAAAACGGCGGGGGGTGTCTCTTTAGACACCTTGACTTGGGATACCGCCAATCAGGAGGGAGACATTGAAGGGCTTTATAGTTCGGGGGAAAAGGATAGTTGGGACTTAGAACAGGAGGTATTTCTAACTCTCGACAATACTGCCGGAAGTGGCACGAAGTCTGTTGTTGTGGCTGAAGTGGGGATCGAGATACAGTTAGAACCGTCCCAAAGTTTCGACCAAGAGGTACGGGAGCAATATGAAATTTGGGGTCGTGAACATGACGCTCACCGCCGAGGGAAGATAAACTTCTCTTCGCCTGTTGTCGTAGGTCATAAAGTAGTAAGTCGCACCATTACCAATCCTGTTATCACGGACTATCTTTACTTCTCGGGTGAGGGGCGGCAATACTTTTCGGCAATAGATACGGCAAGATCGAATGGGTATGCCAGTAGCGGGGGGAGTGACCCCATCGAAAACCCTATTTATATTGTAGAAGATATGATTCGAACAGAATTGGAGTTGACGAGTATCGATGCTACTACCTTTGACCAATCGGGGAACTCAACAGACGGCTTCATTAAAGACGTTTTTGATTTAAGCAATGTGACGGATATTAAGTTTGCCGGATCACAGTATAAGTTTATCGACTCAAAAGGTTTTATGGATAAGATTGGGAAACAGTGCTGTTCATGGTTCTTTATCTCTGGCAATGGAGACTTTAAGGTTGCAACACGACGAAAGCCCGCCGATTATACCTCAGCCGACAAGACTGTTGATTTTGGAGACATAACGCTGGACTTCGTAGCTCAGACCCCTTTGCCAGCTGTCAGCAATGATATTACGATTAACTATAACTATCATTATGGACAGGGGCAAACCCTATCCAGAGAAACGGCAACTGATGCCACTTCTAAGGGAACGGGAGCATCAGGATTCAGTCAGACCTTAAAGTTTGAGATGGACGCTGACTTTATTTTAGATGCGGACACAGCAGGAGCTACAGCGAACAAGGGTCTTGCCGCCGCCCTTTTAGCCATGTTCAAAGATAGGCATACTCAGATCATGTTCGACTGCCCGAGTGCCAAGTATTCAGACTTAGAAATAGGTGACATCATCACGTTCTCAAATTGGGATTCGAACATTAAAATCTTCGGTACAGCTTTCGACTCTTCTAACAATTTCTTCATGGTGACTTCGACCAATAAAAGACCGAACGGTTGCGAAGTTACTTGCACGGAGGTATCTGACTAATGTCAACCTATCAACGGATTCAAACCCCACGCTTTTACATAGACACAACAAACTGGCTTGTATCGAGAGGAGTAGCGACAAGTGAATTTGCCTGTAAAACTGGGAGCGATCTAATTGACCATGATTCAGGATTTGTAGACGAGGAGTTGTTCGACATGAATCCTGCAAATCAGGTTACTTTTTCGACGAAGGACAGTTCAGCTACACGGGCTGACCATGTTATGTTTGTTATTGATAAGCAAGCGTCGGGGATTTCTACAAATTACGTCGCAATCCTGAATCATAACCTTCAGGGGTGTACGGGTAAATTTAGGATTGGATCAAGTGCAAGCGACATCACAGCAATAGACCCGACCGCTGTAGCGTGTGCCGAAGTCATCAATGCAACCGACTCCTCAAATATATTCACTCCAGCTAATGATGGCGATTCGATAATCAAGTTTGATTCAGCTTCGACAGATCGTTATATCGCTATCCAGTTTGAGGGCGATTCAACTTTCGGCACTCTTTATGATTTGAAAGTAGGGTGCATATTGATTGGAGAGTATTATGATATGCCGCACACTCCTGATCTGACGGTAACTCGTGCGGTCAGTTTCGGAAATGATATTATGGAGACTCCGGCAG